ATTTAAGGTATATCCGTCAGCATACGCTAACGCATATGCTAGTAAAATTTGTGCAGGTAAAATTAAGGATCCATCAGGTGTAAAGAGAAAAGATTTCAGAGGACCTAAACCAGCTGGTAAAGTATCTGGTGGAGAAGCTAAAATTAAAAAAGTTGCTGGTGCTTTACACAAAGCTTCAAGACTTCATAAAGCCCAAGCTAAATCTTTAGACTCAGTTGTAAAAGCTAAAGAAGGAAGATTTGCACAAACTTTAGAACCATACTCAGGAACTTATATCAAAGGTAATCTTGCTGGTCATGAAGTCTCTAATAAAAGTTATAAAAACTATTATAAGGGAATGCTAGATGACTAAGAAAAAAGGAATTGATATTACTGGTGCACTTAGTGCATTTGATAATGAATATGTTACTGAACCAAAAGCACAGTTTGGTATAAAAAAAGGTAAAAAAAAACTTGATGTAAGTGTATCAAAACCTTTTAGCAAAGTATCAAAAGAAAATCTTAGTAGCACGATAGGAGCTTCTTTTACTAAAGAAGGTAAAGATTCTCTTTTGTCTTTAACTGGTTCTAAAACTGGTAAAACTAAAGAAGTTATGTTTTCATTTTCAAAAAGTTTTGATAAAGGTAATGAAGTTAAAAAAGGCAGAATGTTTACTGCTGCAGAAGTAAGAGCTTTAGATGAAGCTAAATCAGCAAAAAATTATAAAAAGAAAGATAGAATTAAATCTAGTGGTGATAAAGAAAGAATTGAATTAATGGGTACTAATCTGAAAAAATTTACAGATGGTGGTATGTGCCGTGGAGCTGGAGCAGCTATTAAAGGTACAAAATTCAAAGGCGTATTCTAATGGGACTAAAAAAATGGTTCGATCAAAAATGGGTAGATATTGGAAGCAAACGAAAAGATGGTTCTTACGCACCATGTGGTCGTTCAAAATTAAAAGCGGATCGAAAACGGAAGTATCCAAAGTGCGTCCCTGCTGCCAAAGCGGCAAGGATGACAGAATCCCAGAGGAGGAGTGCCGTTGCAAGGAAAAGAGCACGAGCCCAAGGAGTGGGTGGGAAACCTACTAACGTCAGTACCTTTACCAAGAAGTACTATGGTGGTATGATAGAAATCTAAGGAGAATTAATATGTTAAAGAACCCAAAAAAAGCTGATCTAGATAAAGACGGAAAATTATCTAGCTATGAAAAAAGAAGAGGCATGGCAATAGAAAAAAATATGAAAGTAAAAAAAGCTAATGTTGGAATGGCTGCTAAAAAAGTTAGAGAAAAAGAAATGATGAAAGCATCTATGGGTAAATCTGTTAGAGGCTATGGTGCAGCTAGAACATCAGGCATGGGCTTACAAGATGAGAGTTTACCTCCAGGAAAATCTTTAGACTATTATAAAGATTTAATGTAATGAATTATGGCTACGTCAGGAACTACAGCATTCGATTTAAATATCGATGATATTATTGAAGAGGCATACGAAAGATGTGGTATGCGAACCAACAGTGGTCATGACTTACGTAGTGCAAGAAGAAGTTTAAATCTTTTATTTTCAGAATGGGGTAATAGAGGTATTCATTTATGGAAAGTATCTCTTAATGAAGTAGCTTTAACAGCAGGCACTGCACAGTACGCTGTAAATGCAAGTGTCAATGATGTGCTAGAGGCCTATATCTCAACAACAGCTGCAGCTAGTAACACTTCATCAACTAACGATATTTCATTAACAAAAATTGATAGATCTGCATACGCAGCTCTACCGAATAAATTAGAGACAGGACAACCATCACAATATTTTGTTGATAGACAAACAACACCACAAATTTTTTTATATCTAGCTCCAGATGCTACAACTTTTACAACATTAAAATTCTATACAATAGATAGAATTCAAGATGCTGGTATTTATACAAACCAAGCTGATGTAGTTTATAGATTTTTACCATGCATGTGTTCAGGGCTTGCATATTATTTGTCTGTAAAAAAAGCACCTGATAGAATTCAATTATTAAAACAGCTTTATGAGGACGAATTGTTAAGAGCATTAAATGAGGATGGTCAAAGGGCATCTGTTTATATCTCTCCTCAAACTTATTTTGGAGATGGTGTATAATGAGTTATGCTAGCGGAAAAAGATCAAAAGCAATATCAGACAGATCAGGTATGGAATATCCATACAGAGAAATGGTTAAAGAGTGGAATGGTTCGTTAGTTCATATTTCTGAATTTGAACCTAAACACCCACAACTTGATCCACCTTATCACAAAGCTGATGCTATAGCTTTGAAAAATCCAAGAGTAATGAAATTTCAACAACCAGCTCAAAAATTTTCTAACGATCAAACTATTTCAGATTCAGGAGGAACTCGTGTTGGAGTAGCTAATTTAAGTTTACCAGGAGATTTTGCTTTTAAGACACAAGACTTTCAAGTTACATCTAATGGTATTACAACCACTATACATAACATGGTTCCTGAAGATCCATCTTTACAAAATAGAAGAAGAGAACTTTCAGGTTCTATTGGATCTGTGGAGGTAAGTATTACATAATGGCAATCACACATGCAAATTTTTTAACACAAGTAAGAGACTATACTGAAGTCGATAGTAATGTTTTAACTGATGCTATAATCCAAGATTTCATTAGATCTGTTGAATTAGATGTAGCAGGGAAAGTTGATTATGATGATTTAAGGAAATACGCTACTTCGACATTTACAGCTGGAAATAGAGCAGTAACCATACCATCTGATTCTTTAATATTAAGATCTGTAGAACATATCACTTCAGGAGGAGTTAGAACTTTTTTAGAAAAAAGAGACACTAGTTTTATATCTGAATTTAACGGCTCTGGTACACAGGGCACTCCTAAATATTTCGCTAACTTTAATGAATTCGCTATATTAGTAGCTCCAACACCTGCTGCTGCAGACACAGTTCAGATTAATTATATTAAAGATCCACCAGAATTCACTTCGACTAATCAAACTTATTTAGCGAAATATCAAGAGTCTATGTTATTACATGGTGTATTAGCTGAGGCATTTAGATTTTTAAAAGGACCTGACAATCTATACAACCTCTATAATTCAAAGTATAATGAAGAAGTACAAAATTTTGCCCTACAACAAATGGGTAGAAGAAGACGAGGAGAGTATTCAGACGGAGTTCCAAGGATCAAAGTCGATTCTCCTAGTCCTTAAATTTAAAGGAGAAAAAAATGGCAATAACAACAAACGCAATATGTGATTCGTTTAAAAAACAATTACTACAAGCAAAGCATGATTTTGATACATCATCTGACACCTACAAATTAGCGATGTTTACATCATCTGCAACTTTAGGTAAGTCAACAACAAACTATGCAACTGCAAACGAAGTTTCATCACCATCAGGATATACTGCTGGCGGAAAAGCTTTAGTTAATCAAGGAGTCAAAGTTTCATCTTCAGTAGCAATAACTGATTTTGCTGACTTGTCTTTTGTTGGTGTAACTCTTACTGCAAGAGGTGCATTAATTTACAATACAACAACAGACGGTGGTTCTGGAACTACTGATGCTGTTGCTGTGTTAGATTTTGGTGGAGATAAAACTGCAACGTCTGGAACTTTTACAATTCAGTTTCCTGCGTTCACAACATCTGCAGCAATTTTAAGATTAGCTTAGGATTATAATGAATGTCAAATACATGGGGTGCACTTGAATGGGGAGCTGGTAGTTGGGCAGCACAAGGTGATGTCGGACTTACACTAACAGGAATAAGTGCATCCTATAGTATTGGCAATATAACAGTAGACAACGAAATCCAAGTAGGTTGGGGTGGAGACACCTGGGGTGAAAATGAATGGGGTGATCTATCTGGTTCTCAACCAACAATAACAGGAATAAGCGCATCATTTAGCATTGCATCTGTTACAACAACTGGAAATGCTACCGTAGACGTTTCTGGAATATCTTTATCATCATCATTAGGAGAGGAAACAGCAGGAATATCTTTCACCTTTGCGGCAACTGGTTTATCTTCTTCAATCTCCGCTGGTAGCACGACTATAGGTATAGGTGTTCCAATAACTGGTAATGTTGCTACCTCAAGTATCGGAGCAGCTACAGTTGACGAATCGGAGTTGACAGGTATTGGTTGGGGTAGACGAACTTGGGGTAATTTATCTTGGGGTGAAGCATTCTCTGTTGCAGCAACGGGGCAACAACTAACTTCTACTATTAATTTTCCTGCCGCTAATGCTTTTACAGATGTAACAGTGTCAGTTACAAGTGCCGGTGAATTAAGTTCTACTTTTGGAACTTTTTCAATTCAAATAGATCAGGATATAACAGTTTTTGCCTCAGAGGATCAACTTGATTTTACTATTGGTAGTTTAGGATTTGAGGCTGATGCTAATGTAACGGTAACTAGTGCTGGTTCGTTGACAGGCTCAATTGGCACTACTATAGCCGGTCTTAAAACACCAGTTGATGTCACTGGTGTACAAATGACTTCAAGTCAAGGTAATATTAACTTAGTTCAAAGCACTAATGAGCAACCTACTGGAATACAAGGTACTTTAACATTAGGTCAACATGCTGAAATACCTGGTCAAATTATAGGTCAAGATGGGCTACAATTATCAAGCTCTATAGGTTCTGTAACAATTACAGGTGCTGCAAATATAGCAGTTACCGGAATACAAACAACTGGTTCTATCGGAAATGTAGCTGTAACACCATGGCAAGAGGTAGACCTGGGTGTAAATAATACTTGGACAGAGGTTGATTTAGCAGCTTGACAAAGGTATAATTAAAATTATTTAGGAGAAAAAATTTATGGCTTCAAGTTATTCAACTGATCTTAAACTAGAATTAATGGTAACCGGTGAAAACGCTGGTACATGGGGAGATAAAACTAATACAAATTTAAACTTAGTACAACAAGCTATAGCAGGTTTTGAACAAGTAACACTAACTGCTGGGGGAACTGTTGCACTTGCTATGACCGATGGTGCATTATCAAATGCAAGAAATTTAGTAATTAAGTTTGCAACTATTACAGCAACGTCAGGAACTATTTGCACAATACCTGATTCAATTGAAAAATTTTATATCTTTGATGTAACTGGAGTTACAAACCCAACAAACCTTACAATCAAAACTGCCTCAGGAACAGGCTTTAGCCCTGACGCACAAAAAATTTATGCAGCGTACGCTGATGGAACAAATCTTAATGAAGTGTCATTAGATACTTTAGGCGGATCTATTGGGACTGCTCAGATAGCAGACGATGCTGTTACGAATGCTAAAATTGCTGATGATGCAATTAGAGCTGCACAAATTTCAAATAACGCAGTTGTAACTGCAGGTATTTTAGATTCTAATGTGACCACTGCAAAAATTGCAGACGATGCGGTAACACAAGCTAAAATTGCTGATGATGCTGTTGGTGCAGACCAATTAGCAAATACGGCAGTAACAGCTGCTAGTTATACCTTAGCATCAATCACAGTAGATGCTCAAGGAAGACTTACTGCTGCTTCATCAGGATCAGCGGGTGGCGGAAATTATGTTATGAAATTAGCTGCCAAAGGCGGTGAAGGAACATTTACTGCAACTCCAACAGCGACATTGATTTATGCATATGGCGTAGGCGGAGGCGGAGGCGGTGGAAATTCACCTCGAGGAGATGTTCAACCCGGTGGCTCTACAGGCCCAGCTGGATTTTTTTCATTTCCAGTTTCTGCTCCTTTTTCAGCGTCTTGGACGGGAGGAACCGGTGGTGCGGTTGGCGGAGCTTATCACGGTCAATCAGGACAGCCAGCGGGTATTTCACCACATTTTTCAGTTGGTGGAGGACAAGGTGGAACTCAAAGTCACACGAGTTTTGGACAAGGAGCTAATGGTACTACTACTGCAGCTGGAACAACAACTGTGCATTCTCAATTCACAACAGATCAATTAGAATTCATAACGATTTATGGCAATGGTGATGGTCAGGGATCTAAACCACAAGGAGCTGACGGTGGTCTGTTTCTTTGGGATAATTCAGGAAGTTAAGGAGTAAAAATATGGCATACGTATTATGTGATCCAAATAAAGAAAATACACCAGGAGCTGAACTTAGATTAGCTGTTGACGATTCTGCAAAATCAAAATTTGCTGTAGACTGTTATAAAGTTTTTGAAATAACTACTGAAGAATTTGATCAAATAAGAAAAAATAAGAAAATGGTTCAATGGTCAGGGGACACTTATACTTTAATTAATACTTTTGACCTTTCAAATTCAGACATCCCAAGCCAAACATATGCTAACGCTGATGAAGTCACAGAATTTTTGAATGAAGAAATTAAAGGTAAAGAGTCGTGGATTGCAGGTCATCCTAAATCTAATGATTTAGCTACCTGTCAAAGTTTTATAGATTCAATAAAAGTATTAACTTTTGATGATTTGACCTACCCTCATCCAAGAGGTATTGAGGATGTTATAGAAGCAAAAGGGATTACTTATTTATCTGTTTTGCAATTAAAGTAAAAATATTATATAGATACCACTTATGCAAACAAAAGATGCAATAAGTGTTTTAAAAAATTTCCTAAATTTAGAAGCCGTTTCTACAATTCTCATGCATCTTAATAAATTAGAATTTGAGGAGGCTTGTGTTTTAAACTCAAAAGGTCAATCTATAAAAAACAAAAAAATACGTTCTGTTGATAATCAGCTTTTTACAAATAAATCTCCTAGTATGACTAATGTTCATTGGGCTAATTTTTTTGAATGGTCATTTTTAAAAGCTATAGAAGAATATAACAAAAAGTTTGATAATGTATCTTTACCAATTATAGAAACAATTACCGCTTTGAAATACAAAGAGGGCGATTTTTACAAAATTCATACAGATGCATGCGCAAGTGCACATAGAAATTATAGTTTAATTTATTTATTAAATAATGATTACGAAGGTGGCTCTTTAATATTTAGAGACCCAGTTTCAAAAAACATAATTTTAGAGGTAGATAAGGAACCAAATCAATTAATTCTATGGCCTAGTAATTTTTTATATCCACATGAAGTTACAAAAGTTACAAAAGGCGTTAGATATTCAGTAGTATCATGGGCAAGATAAAACAAGATTTTAGATATAAAGTTATAAAAAATATTTTAAATGAAAATGAAATAAAAATTTATACGGATTATTTTAAAATGAAACATAGATTTAACAAAGACTCCTTTGATTTATTACAATCACCTATTTATGATACTTATTATTATGCTGATCCATTAACAGAGTCTTTATTGTTAAATAAACAAAACATTATAGAACAAAATTCAGGATTAGAGTTATTGCCTACTTATTCTTTTTGGAGAATGTATACGCATAATGCAAAATTAGAAAAACATAAAGATAGAGAATCTTGTGAAATAAGTTGTACCATATTTGTTCAAGGGGACGGCACTAAATGGCCTATATTTATAGAGGATAAATCAATAGAACTTGAACCAGGAGATGGAATAATTTACTTAGGTATAGAGGATGCACACTGGAGAGAAAATTTTATGGGTGATTGGCATGCACAGTTTTTTTTGCATTATGTAGATAAAAATGGTAAATATAAAGCGTTTCATAAAGATAAAAGAAATTTAATTGGAGGACCAAAATTATGAAAGTACGACAAGAAAAAGACGGTAGTGTAAATATTATAATGTCTGATGAAGAGATTGACTCAATTAAAAAAAACAATAATACTTTTCATTTGAATGTTAGAAAATTAAGAAATTCATTAAATATTTTATTTACTTGCTTATTTGAAATTAACAAAAGACTTCCAAAAGAAATTCAAGGTTTATCTACAGACTTAAATTATAAAGATAAAACTTAGTCATTTTACCCATACTTTATTTGTCTAATTGGAGATGCTATAATACCATATGCCTTTAACAAACGTACAAATAGCACCTGGTTTTAATAAACAAGTTACTGCTACCGGAGCAGAGGGTCAATGGATAGATGGTGACTTTGTAAGATTTAGATATGGTCTACCTGAAAAAATTGGTGGATGGGAACAACTTGTTGATGGAACTTTAGTCGGTGCAGCAAGAGAACAATTTATTTGGGCAGACTTAGATGGTAGAAGATATATTGCAATCGGAACTAACAGATTGTTAGTTGTTTATTATGAAGGAGCTTTTTATGATATTACTCCTTTAGAGTCCGCTCTAACTGGTTGCACTTTTACAACTGCAAATACTTCACCAACAGTTACCGTAAATAAACCAGCACACTCATTAGAGCCTGGAGATTTATTTACATTTACTTCTGTAACACCTCCCACGGGAGCGGGATACACAGCAGCAGATTTTACGACAAACACTTTTCAAGTAATCACTGTACCGACAAGTGATACATTTACAATTACAATGGCCTCAAATGCAGGAACAACTGTAGCAGCAAGTGGTTCTGCTGAAATAAATCCTTATGTTAAAGTTGGGTCGTTAAGTCAAACATACGGATTTGGATGGGGCACAGCTTTATGGGGTGGAGGTCAACAAGTTTTTTCTACTTTAAACGGAGGTCTTAATGATGACACTGCAGGAACTGGCGGATCAGGAACTTCAATCACACTAGCATCAACTACAGGTTTTCCAACATCAGGAACAATTAAAGTTGGAGCTGAGTTTATATCTTACACTGGTACGACCACAACACAGCTGACTGGAATTACCAGAGCAGTGGCTGGGACAAGGTCTGCACATTCTAGTGGTGCGGGTGTAGAATATTACACTGCGTGGGGTCAAGCCTCTTTATCACAAACTTTATCAATAGATCCAGCATCTTGGTCTTTGGATAACTTTGGAGAACAACTTATAGCTACAATTAAAAATGGAAAATCTTTTTCATGGAATCCTATTAACACAAATCCAAATGCACTCACAACAAGAGCTGCTGTTATTTCTAATGCTCCAACTGCATCAGTAATGTCATTGGTATCAGATAGAGATAGACATTTGTTTATGTTAGGAACCGAAACAACTATTGGAACACCTGGCACACAAGATAAATTATTCATAAGATTTTCAGATCAAGAAGATATAACCGATTATACACCTACTTCAGTTAACACTTCTGGTTTTTTTAGATTAGACTCAGGCACAAAAATTGTAGGAGCAGTTAAAGGTAAAGATTACACTTTTGTGTTAACAAACACTGCTGCTTATGTAATTCAATTTGTTGGGCCACCTTTTATATTTTCTGTGAGACAAGTTGGATCTAATTGTGGTGCAATAGGTCAACACTCTATTAAATATGTAAATGGTGCAGTTTATTGGATGGGTGAAGCAGGTGGTTTTTTTGTTTATGACGGAACCGTAAAAGCACTACCTTGTTTAGTTGAGGATTTTGTTTTTACGACTAAGGGCACTAATTTAGGAATAAATTATCAAAATGGTGAATCCGTTTACGCAGGGCTTTACACTTTATATGAAGAGATTGTTTGGTTTTATCCAAAATCAGGAAGTGATTTTATTGACAGATGTGTAACTTATAATTATCAATCAGGCACTTGGACTACTGGGTCTTTATCAAGAACCACATATCAGGATGCAAATTTATATGACAACCCCTATGCAACAGAATATGATTCCACAGGTGTACCGACATTTCCTACAGTGCAAGGTGTCACTAACATAAATGGATCAACAACATTTTATGAACATGAAGTAGGTAATAATCAGGTAGATGCATTAGGTAATAAAACTGCCATACCTGCATTTATTCAATCAGGAGACTTTGATTTATCTCAAGGTGGAGATGGTCAATTTTTTATGAGTGTTAAAAGATTTATACCTGATTTTAAAGTATTGACTGGAGACGCACAAATCACCATTAACTTACGAAGGTTTCCGGCAGATACATCAGCATCCTCGCCTCTGGGTCCTTTTACTATTAATAGTTCAACAGAAAAAGTAGACACTAGAGCTAGATCAAGGTTTGCTAGTATTAAAGTAGCTAACACATCGACTGATCAAAGTTGGAGATATGGTACTTTTAGAGCTGATGTGCAACCAGATGGAATGAGATAATGGCAAGAATAGATATAATCATACCAGAACCATCACCGGAATATGCAGAGGAGAATCAAAGACAAATAAACCAGTCTTTACGAACAATGCAAGATAAGTTAAATACATCTTATCAACAAGAGTTAAAAAATGAACAAGACACATTTAATTTCTTTTTATCATGACAATTCAATATAAAAACGCAGGAATAAATTTAACAACCACAGATACCACAAGTATTTTAACATCACCATCTGGTGCAAGATGTTTAGTAAAACAAATACAAGTTGATAATTCATCTTCAGGTCCAATCAATTTGTCTGTGCAAGTTACTGATAGTTCTGCCTCTGCCACTTTTTCTATTTGGCGAAAAGCGATAGCAGCAAATACAGTAGAAAATATAATACAAGAAACATTAGTGCTAGAAGAAAGTGATATCCTTAAAATGACCGCTGGCACAGCTAATGAGATACAAGGTATTGTCAGTTATGCACAAATAGATAGATCGCAGGAAAATGGCTAAGAAAAAACCACTATTTGGTGTAAATACATATAAGGGTTCAACAAGAAAAAAAAGACCTGGAAGACATAAAAAAAGGCTTAATAAAAATGAAAAAAGGATGTATAAGAAATACAGAAAACAAGGGAGATAATTATGAGTGATTTACCTAAAATACCTGCTGAAGCAAAAGAAATTATAAAACATAAGCGAACAGGAAAAGTTTATGCTAGTAAAGAAGAATTTGATGCTGATGTTGCAGATCCAAATACTGATACAACAAACGATGATTTTAGACAGGATTTAGAAATTAAAGTAACTAGAGTAAACATTGAAGCTCACACAAAAAAATAATGAGTAATGATGAAATATTAAAAGTATTTCCTACGATCATTCAAACAAGTGTTTTAGATAGCGATTTTACAGAAGAAGAAAAAAATTGTATCCAAGAATATAAAAAAGAGTCTAGTTTAGCGGTATGTAACAATGTTACATATGATTCTTTTGTTTTAAATAATCCAAAACTTTTAAGAATTAAAAATTTTGTTAAAGATAAAATTAACAGTTATTTAAGAAATATAATATCGCCAACATCAAACAATAATCAAATCTATATTACAGAGTCTTGGATATCAACAAGCAAGCCTGGTCATAGCCATCATGAACATCATCATGCTAATAGTTTTTTAAGTGGTGTTATGTATTTAGAAACAATTGAAGAAAACGTAATTATTTTTACAAATCCTAATTTACAATTATTTCATTTTCAACAAAATCATAATGAATATAATTATAGACAAGCCTATTTTAAAACTAAGAAAGGCACTTTACTTCTCTTTCCTTCTCATATAAAACATAGAGTGCCAACTAATAAATCTAACAAAGATAGAGTATCTTTGGCATTTAACACTTTTGTAAAGGGAGAAATAAATAATTTAAATTTTACTCAGCTCACGATATGAAACCAAGAGGTGCTACTGAATTACAAATGGAAATGTTACAAAAATATGTTTCCAAAGATATATTAGACCAAGTTCAAATATGTACTTCTATACCTGGTAAAGTTCCTTTAGACCCTAATAAATTAAATATACTTTGGCAGAAGAACGCATACAACCAACCTAATTTACAAGAATTTTTTAGAAACAAGGATAGACATAAGGAGTATGATTGGTATGTTTTTAATAGTCATTGGAACTATGAAAAATTCAGATATTATTTTGATATACCAACAGATAGATCAGTTGTTATAAAAAATGGTTTAGATTTTTTTCCTAAAAGAAAAATTTATAAAAAAGGTGATCCAATTAAAATTATTCATCATTGCACACCTTGGCGAGGTTTAAATGTTTTATTACTTGCTATGCAAGATATAAAAGACCCTAACATAACCTTAGATGTCTATTCATCTTCTAAAGTATATGGAAGTGAATTTAGTGATGATAATGACAAAGATTTTTACCCTCTTTACGATCAAGCTAAACAATTACCAAATGTAAATTATATTGGTTATAAACCACATGAGTATATTAAAGAAGTGATGCCAAATTATGATATGTTTGTTTACCCATCTATTTTTGAAGAAACTTCATGTGTGTCAGCATTAGAAGCATTAGCATCAGGTGTACATGTTATTACGAACAACTTCGGTGCTTTATATGAAACATGTGCAGAGTGGCCAGTATATATTAGTTATTCCACTAATTACGAACAAATGGCTCAGGACACAGCAGTTGCAATAAAAACAGCTGCAAATTACTTACACGAAGATTTTATTCAAGATCATTTAGATGAACAACAAAAATTTTATAAAAAATTTTATCATTGGAATAAAAAAAAGTTCGAATGGACTACGTTTTTGAAAGGTGCTTTAAATGAAAAAAAATGATCAGTTTGTAAACGAAGATACATACCAGACTTTAACTGAATTAAATATAGATACAGAATTAAATGACAAGGCGAGAATGCCTTTATGGAAGAAAAAAAATCAAAAAGAAAGCAAAAAAGATTATTCTATTTTTGTAGCAACACCAGTTCATAGTGAATGTTCTATACACTACACACAGGCTTTATTAGAATTTCAAAAAATGGCATTAGAAAAAGGTGTTGAAACACAATTTTGTTTATTGAAATCTTCTTTAATTACTCAAGGTAGAAATTTATGTGTATCTGCTTTTTTAGAAAGTAAAAGAACACATATGTTATTTATAGACTCAGACATTTATTTTCCCTCTCCATCTATTTTTAAAATGATTGAAAAAGATAAAGAATTAATATCAATACCGTATCCGTTAAAAACTATGATGTGGGATAAACTGTTTGATAAAATTCAACAAGGGAAAGTAAGGAAGCCAGAAGATTTAAAAAAATGGTTGAATGCATATCCCATGAAAGTAAGTGATCCTAATAGTATAACTTTAGATAATGGTGTAATGGAAGTTACACATAGCCCAACTGGGTGTATGTTAATAAAAAGATCGGTGTTTGAAAAAATGATAAAAGCTTATCCTGATAAAGGAATTGTTCAAAAAACAGTAATAAACGGTAAGTATATTGATAGACCACACTTGTGGAATTTTTTCGATTGTTTACACGATCCAGTAACTAAATCATATTTAGGAGAAGACTTTAGTTTTTGTAAATTATGGAAAGACATAGGCGGTAAATGTCATGTCTATGTAGATTCTGCCATAGCTCATATTGGAGAATATGCTTATGAAGGTCGCTTTGCCGATGAGTTGATAAGCAAACAGTAAAATGGTAATATATGCTATAATTAGGAAATTAGTATATGGATCCATTTACAATAGCATTAGCCACATTTGGCGTACAAAAACTTAGAGGTAAATCAACAAAAAGAGCATTAAGAGATGCAGCCATTGTTGGCGGTGGTTCTTATGCAATAGGACAAGCAGGCGGACTGGGAATGGGTATAGGACAAGGGTCAGCATTTTCAGGTTTAGGACTTGGTCAATCAGCAGGTGCTAGTTCTTTTGCACAACAAAGAGCTGCGAGTGATTTAGGATCTTTTGCAGCAAGAGGTGGTGGAGCTGATTTAGCTACAACAAAAGCTGCAGATGCCACTATGAAAGCAGCAGCAACAGAAGCTGGAAAAAAGAAAGGCTTAAGTGCATTATTAACAAAAGCAAAAGAAAATCCTTTAGAGTCATTATTAATTGGATCAACAATTTTACCTTTACTAGGAGGAGAGGAGCCAGAATTCAAACCACCTTTCACGGAAGAAGATTACAAAAGAGAGTATGAAGAACAAAGTAAAAAACTAGAAGGTGGTTTTTTACCAGCAACTAACGTCATGCCTACACGAGGAGAGACATTTGGTTCAAATATGTTTTATGCAAATCAGGGTGGTCTTGCAACTGCTTTACCAAAATATAATCAGGGTGGGGTAAATTACTTACCATCTAAAGTTGACCACGATGAAAATGATGTAAATAATTATGTTAGGGCAAAGGGTTATGTTGAAGATGGTGCTGGTGTTGGAGACAAAGATGAAGATACAATGTTAGCACAATTAGCTGATGGAGAGTTTGTATCTCGTGCAGACGCAGTATTAGGTGCAGGTATTTTATCTGGTGCTGATCCAAAAAATTTTAAGGGTATGAGGAAAGCTGGTGCAGACTTTTTTTACGATCAGCAAAAAAAATTTAAAAGAATTTACGACATAACAAATGCAGCCAAACAAAATTAAAATAAACAAAAAAGTAGAGGTTCTAGAAGTTTTTCCTAACTTACTTGATGAATACTGGTTATTAGTAGACTTCATGTTGAGAGAAGGTCTGAAATATGATGGAGATCCAATGAGCATAACTGATTTAAAAACTATGATTAAAAAAGGCCAGCTACAATTATTTATTTTTTTTGGTTCTGATGATGGAAAACAATACAAAGTATTTGGTGTTTGTGTTACACGAATCACGGCCCTTCCTAACTTTAATCAATGTGAAGTTATTTTGCTTAAAGGTGAGAAAAGGGAATTGTGGCAAGATGAACTTGCTGATACAATAGAAAAACTTGCAAAATCTGCAGATTGTAAAAGAATTGCGGTGCATGCAAGACCAGGTTGGCAGCCTTTTTTAAAAACAAAAGGTTGGGCTGTTAAAAGATATTTATATACTAAGGAGATTAAATAATGAGTTTCATATTTGGTGGCGGTGGAGGCGGAGGAAGTGCTCCTGCACAATCAGGAAGTTCAGTAGTTACACAAAGAGAAGCTCCTGGAGTAGAGGCACGAAAACTTTCTTTATATGATCAAGCAGCTGCATTAGCGGCAAAACCGGTATCATTACCAGCAATACAGGTTGCTCCTATATCTGCCATAGAACAAGCAGCAATTACACAAGCAGGCCAAACAGGTGTTGGTGCTGGAACGGTAGGTCAAGGTATAACTGCATTACAAGGTGCACAAGCTGCTCCAAACATTCAACAATTTTTAAATCCTTTTCAATCTTTTGTAACAGATGAAATAACAAGACAAGCACAAATAGCAACAAACAGACTTGGTGCACAGGCTGTAGGGGCTGGTGCATTCGGTGGTGCAAGACAAGGTATAGCCGAGGCAGAAATTGAAAGAGCAAGATTAGCAAACATTGGTCAAGCACAAGCACAAGGATTTCAAACTGCATTAGGTGCAGCTCAAACACAAAGACAACAACAATTAGCTGCAGGTGCTGCTTTGGGCTCACTTGGTGCTCAACAACAAGCAATGTCATTAGCTGATATACAAGCACAGATGCAGGCAGGTGGTGTTCAAAGAGGTATTGGTCAAGCTGCTTTAGATGCGCAAAGAGCAACTGCTTTACAAAGATCTTACGAGCCTTTCCAAAGAATAGAATTTTTAAAAGGTATAATGACTAACTTACCAACAACACAGAGTACACTTACAGCAACAACGGCTCCCGGTGCAAATCCAGTTGGACAAGCAATAGGCGCAGGTTTGGGTGCATATTCTGCTTACAACTTAATGCAACCGAGGTAGTATGGATAAAGTTTTAACAAGAAAATTATTTAAAGATAGATATTTTAAATCACTTAAACCAACTATAAAGCATTTTCAAAAAGGTGGTTTAGGTTCATTAACTCCAAAAGAAAAAGCTATATATGCAGCAACACTTGCAGCTCCATTGTTACAAGCAAAAGGTAGTGGTATAGGACCAGTATTCTCTGCGTTAGGAGAAGGTATACAAAAATTACCTGCAACAATTTTAGAAGTAGAGAAAGCTAAAGGCAGTGGAAAAGGTGTAAGAACTTTAGGAGAAAAAGAATTAGAGGCATATAAATTACCAAAAGGCACAGTCGCTCAAATAGATGGCACTGGTAAAATAACAGTTGTTTCAAAACCAACTTCAAAAGAGTTAGAAGAAAGAAGAGGTTTTATGAGCACTAGAAGACTACTTGGAGATATTGCAAAGGATTATGTTGAACTTGGTAGACCTGTGGGTCCAGGTGATTTTGATAGACTTAGAGGATTTTTTGGTAAAGCAGCCGGCACAGAATATGCAAAAAGATATGCTGGTTTCAAAACAAAAATAGATCAAGCAACAATTTTTTTAACAAAAGCTATTTCAGGTGCGCAAGTATCAGATCAAGAGAGAGAAAGAATTAGAGAACTGATACCACAAGTAGGAGACACTGAAAGAGTTTTTGAAGCGAAGATAGAATCACTAGAAAAATATTTAGGAGCAGCACAAGACATATCAGAGAATACTGGAGGGGATCTTAAAACTGCAATAGAAATATTAGATAAGTCTGGTGGTGTAAGTCAGTTTGTAGATTTTACTACACCAATAGGTTATGAAAAAACTGGTAGTGGTGCAATAAAAATAGTAACGGAGTAATGCATGGCAGAAATAGTACAAGGTGGACAGACTTTTGAAATTAAGGGAGATGAGCCTACACCTCAGGAACAAATAGCAATTGATACATTTTTAAAAGCTAGAAACTTTGATGATGAGATGACCGGTATTCAAGATATCGATGAAGGTAGGGTTTTTATAACACCTGAAGATGTTTTATCAGAGGCTGAAAAAGGTAAATATAATAAAGACACAGAAAGTTTTTTATCTTCACCTACATTTAAAAGATTAGTTGCTGAAGTTGGACTATCAATAGCTGGAGGTGTTGCTGGATTTGCAGCTGCCCCTTTTACTGGTGGTAGTTCATTAATTGGTACTGCCGCTGCTGCCACAAGAATAGCAAGGTTAGTCAGACCGTTAATTAATTTATCTTCAAGACAAGTTGCAAAAATGGGATCAGGTACAGTTGGAGCTGCACTCGGAGGCGGATCAGGAGCAGCTATTGCACAAACATTTGATCCTAAAGAGGACATAGTAAAAGAAGTTGCTAGAGGTGCTGCACAAGGTGCGTTTGGTGAGGTTTTAGGTTTTGGTATGGCAGGTGCATTAGGTAAAGCTTATAACAAAGTTGCAGGTCAAAAAATTCAAATGATTAAAGGTGGCCGTTTTGCGGCAAATGTCATAGCAAGACAAAAAGCTTATTATAATTTATTAGAACAAGCTGCAGGTGGTAAACCAGTAACAGATGAATTAGTTGTGAAAGTACAAAAAGAACTTGGTAAAAAAATGTCTGATGAACAAATTGCAATATTAAAAGATCCAAAAAAAGCAAAAGAAAGTGCTGATCTTTTAAAAAGAGAAAGAGGAGAGGACTTTTTTGAAAGAGTAGAAAAAGGATCTTTAACACCTGCATTAGTTACAGAAAATAATATTATTGATACTTTAGAAAGTGTTATAGGAGCATCTTTCTTTGGTGGTGGTAGATTTATAAGTGCACAACAAGGTTCAAGACTTGGGTTATTAGGTGGTATGGATGAGTTTGTTAACACAGTCGTATCAGGTGTAGACAAAAGTGTTTTAGATCAAGCAAAATTAGAAACTTTAATTGTAGACGCAATCAAGGATGGAAATAAAACATATAGAAGAATACTTGATGATGGTTATAAACAGTTAAGACCAAGAGTAGCTGAATTGACAGAACAAACATTAGAGAATGGTAAAGTAATACCTAAACCAGGGTATGGTATAGATTTGTCTTGGGATGGAGTAAGAAAAAATTATGTATTTAATTCAACAACAAAAAGAACAGAATCATCGAAAAGTTTAAAAGGTATTATAGAAGATGAAAGAAAAAGATTAAATAGCTTTGCACAAAAAAGTGCTACTCTATCAGCTAGAAATTTATTAGATGAGTTAAGTACACTACCTAGTAATGCAACATTTAACCAAGTTGCAGATGAATATAGAGCATTGAGTCAAGCGTTAAAAGCTGGAGGTAAAGATCCTCTGTTTCAAGAGACGGGTAGAAAAATTCAAAAACTTTTAAAAGCAGAGTTAGATAGAGCACCTCTTCCAAAAGATTTAAGAGCCTTGAATGTACAATTAGGAAATTTAAATAAAATGGGTCCTGAGATGTTTAACAATGGAATATTAGCTAGAATAGCCACAAGGGATGTAGGACAGAAAAAAATATTAGATCAAATTTTGATAAAAGGTAAAAATGATGTAGCGGATGATTTTTTTAAAAAATTAGATATGACAGATAATGGCATAGTGGCAGGACAAAAAGGAGCCGGCACTAGGTTAATTAAAGAGGAAGATGCAAATAAAATTAAAGATGGAATAAGAGGACAATTCATAAAAAAATTTATAGCTGAATCTACAGATCCTAAAGATCAATATTTATATTTAAGAGCTAACAAAGCTAGAGATTTTGTAGAAAGAGATTACAAAGAGTTTATTGAAAATGGTGGTTTGTTAAATAAAGACCAAGTTGAATATTTAAAAGAGTTTGTAAAAACTTTAAAATTTGCTGATGGGGCAATAACTGCACCAGGAGTAAAATCAGGAAGAGGTACTATCTTCATACAGTTAAAAGAAGCTGGTGCAATAACACAAATGGGTACGGTGTTTTTATCTGGACAAGGTTACATAGATCCCGGTACCGCCACAGCTTTTGTTTTAGCCCCTGCTGCTTTATCAAGATTATTTACTAACCCAAGACTAATGAAATTTTTAATAGATGGTACAAAGGGTGCTCAGTCTAGAAACTTTAATCAGTTCTCTAGATTTATGGGTCAGTTTGGTTCTGCCTTAGTTGCAGAGGGCTTAATTACAGAAGAGAATAATTCATTGGTTCAAACTAATATTAAGACTAATCAAGAAAATATAGAAAAATTAATTAGAGGTGAAATACCTGATGGAGATTTTTTTCCAGAAGAGGATATCAATCCAGCTAAAGCGGACGCAATACCTTTTGATTTGAATCAGGGCACAACACAACCAAGTACTGCTCAAGGACCGACTACAGCTGATATACCTTTACCAGAAGTTGCACCATCTAACCTACCTATTGGTGGAGGCCAACAATCAAATTTACAGTTGGCACAAGCCTTAAATCTTTTTAATAAAGGGGGAATTGTAAGTGCCAAGAAAGTCAACTCATAAAGATTCTTTAGCTCATCAAAGGATTGATGACCATGAAAAACTTTGTCTGATTATGCAAAGAGAGACTAATAAAAAAATTAAAGATCTACATGAAGATATTCATAGACTAGAGAAAATTATGATATCTAGTTCTGCCTTTATAATAACAACTTTAATAGGAATTGTTGTTGCTCTTATTTTAAAATTGAATTAAAAGATCATGTGCGTTTCGAAAAACATGATACCAAATTCTTTATAACCGATCTCAAAAAAGTAAAGAAATACAACTATAAGAAGTATACTAGGCAAGAAGAGGACGGCTCACGAACCTATAACGTAGGTAACAAAAAAATACCAAGTGTTACAACAATATTGAGTGCCACACAAAGTGACGAAAAAAAGGCAGGGCTTGATAAGTGGAGAGAAAGAGTGGGGTATGTAGAGGCAGCTAAAATAACCTCACAGGCAGCCCTGAGAGGCACGGAGATGCACTATGTCTTAGAAAACTACATAGATGGTCGTGGCTACCTTAACCTCGCTCCTGAGGCGGCTCAGGCCCGTTTAATGGCTCATGAGATAGTAAACAATCTTGACCTACTTAAAGAGGTGTGGGGTAACGAAGTAAGTCTAGCCTATGAGGATAAATGGGCTGGTGCTACAGACGTTGTTGGACTATATGACAATAAACCCACAATCATTGACTTCAAGCAATCAAACAAAGCTAAAAGAGAAGAGTTTGTAGAGGACTACTATTTTCAAATAGCTGCCTATTCATTAGCGCATAAAAAACAGTATGGGCCAATAACACAAGGTTTGATATGTATTTGTACTAAAGATATTTATTATCAAGAATTTAAAATGGATGAATTAAAATTAAAACAATATGAAGAGAAATGGTTAGAAAGAGTTGAAAAATATTACAATACTAAAGCCACTTCTGAACCTGTTCCCCAAGAGTCTTAGCAGATAGTTCAATTTTATTTTCTAAATTATGTAATACCATTTCATCTATGGTGTCAGCTGCAATTAGATCTATATATGTGACTTGAGAAGTTTGACCATATCTATGAGCACGATCCTCGCTTTGTTGACGGACTTCCAAGTTGTAAGAATTACTAAAATATATAACATACTTAGCAGCAGTAAGGGTAAGACCATAACCACCAACAGTAGGGTTCCCAACGAGGAAACGACATCTGTCATCAGACTGAAAACTTTCAACAGCCTTGTTACGAATATCCACTGAATCTTTGCCGTATATTGAAACCACTGAATCTTTTCCATATACCTCTCCTAGTTTTTTCTTAATCATTTCTATATTATGTACATAATTAGCCCATATAATACACTTGTCTTCACTCTCCTCCAATATACCCATTAATTCTTTTAGTTTTGCGTTTGTCTTAAAATCTACAATATTACCATCATTTGTTTTAACGAACCCATTAGCTACTTGTTGTAGTTTAAGTAATTCTGTTAGCTTATTATTGTAAGATACTTCATCATTTTTAAGTAATATTAGAGCAGTAGCCTTAAGTTTTTCATAGGCTAATCTTTGTTCATCAGGTAACTCAATGTTTCTTTGTACATACATTTTCTCTGGTAAATCAAGACAATCTTTTTTACGCACTCTGTAAGAAAAATTTTTTAGTTTATATTCAAGCTCCTCTAAATTAACATAATACTTAGGTATTTGAATATTATAACCACCTCTTTCAATGCTATACATCACAGCATACCTTGATTTAAATACAGTAAAATTTTCATAGCCTAATAATTTTTTATCTAAAAAAGCACATTGAGAGAACAAATCCAATGGTGATTTTGTTATAGGAGATCCAGTTAAAATTCTTTTATATCTAGCTAATTTACCTAGTTTTATTATGGCTTTTGTTCTTGATGCTTTTAAGTTTTTTATAGATGTGCTTTCATCTAAAATTACCATACTTCTCATACCATGTTTCAATAGCTTGTATTCTAGCCATTTTTTTCCAGATGCATGAGATAATGCTTCTACATTCATTAAAATAAATGTAAGTTTATTTGGGTCTAATTTAAATGTTTTATCTTTGGTAACTTTCCATATGTATATATTTGTTTCTTCTGGACAATGAAAATCAATCTCTTTTTTCCAGTTTTGATAGACTGAGTTTGGTGCTATAACAAAGGCAAAATCTATTTTTTTTTCTTGATATAAATAAGCTGTATTATCTATGGCTACTTTTGTTTTACCCGTACCCATCTCCATAAAGTAAGCAAAGTTATGTAGCTTAGCTCCTTCTATTAATGCTTGTCTTTGATGTTTAAATGGACTTGTTTTGTACTTATACACAAACCGTTTTTTAAATTATTTAATTGCATAAATCAAATTAATAATATATTGATTCAAGCACAAGGAGGTTCTTATGGACTTAGAAGCAGAATCTATCATAACGGTAGATACTGGCATGTCGACAGACATTGCTAAATCTTGCAATAAGTTATTGGAAACTCAGAAAAAAATATTGACGGCTGAAGAAGAACTCAAGAAGTTAAAAGAGGTCGAAACTACTCTTTCTGAGCAAACAATTCCTAACTTAATGCAACAAGCTGGTTTATCTCTGCTAAAATTAGCAGATGGTTCATCTGTAGAAGTTAAACCATTCTATTCAGCTAGAATACCAGCATCTAAAAGTGATGAAGCTTTTAATTGGCTTAGAGAAAATGGCCATGGAGATTTGATTAAAAATCAAGTGTCTTTGGAATTTGGAATGAAACAAGACAATGAAGCTAAATCAATTGTAGAGGAGCTGAAAGCAAAGGGTCTTCCAGTTAAACAGAAAACAACCGTACATCCAAGTAGTTTAAGAGGATTTGTTAGAGAACAAATTCAAGACTTGGGTAAGGATGTTCCTGCAGAACTGTTTGGAACCTACGTTGCAAATAAAACTAAAATAACCACGAAGGAATAAACATGAGTGAAAAAAAAGCGATGACGACTAAAAAAGATAACCTTCCAGCTGCAATAAATTTAGAGCAGATGGCAGGACAAGGTCAAGAGTTTGTAACAGCTCGAGATCAAAAACTACCAATCTTAAAAATACTTTATGCTAACTCACCAGTCTTAGATGAGACTGATGGTAAGTATGTTGAGACTGCTAAGCAAGGAGACATATGGAGTGAAACATCTGGTAAAGTTTGGAAAGGTAAAAAAGGACTAATAGTAGTGCCTTGTCTTTACATTAATACATTTAATGAATGGAAAGATAAGGGAGACAGCCCAGGAAGACCAGTGGCAATACACACTGATCCAGCTATTATGTCTGAGACAACTAGAGGTGCTGACAACAAAGATCGTTTAAAAAACGGTAACTATGTTGAAGACACTGGTAATCATTTTGTTTACATTTTGGATGAGGATTATAATCCAATGGAACAAGCCTTGATTACTATGAAATCTACTCAAAAGAAAAAATCAAAGACATGGAACTCTATGATGATGTCACGAAGAGCACAAGGTAAGAATGGTATGTATAATCCACCATCATGGTCCACTGCTTATAAATTAAGCACGACTAAAGAGTCTAATTCACAAAACTCTTGGTATGGTTGGGTTGTAGAGTTTGATAAGTTTTTAGACACAAAAGAAAATCTAAAGGCTTTAAAAACTACTCAAGCATTTTATCAAAGTGCAATGAAGAGTGATATCTTTGGTAAGGTAGATTTTACACAAGACGTACAATCTTTAACAAAAGATAAAGCTGAAGAAAAAACTGGCGTTCCATTTTAAACTATGGAAAAGGAGCTCTTAAAAATATTTGAGGGTAATTCTGAACTGTTCATCACTACCTCTCTTACTGGGGAGGTAGATGAACGGGGCAAGACTGTAGGTCAAACAATCACGGTCCACGAACCAGTTACTCTTGCAATCTGGAAGGAACATTTAGAGGGTAAGAAACGGATAGGTATCAAACCCGAAAAAGATAATTTATGTAAATGGGGATGCATAGATGTCGACCCACATAATTATAAAAATTATAATCAAAAAAAAATTGTAGATATAATAAAAGAATTCAATTTACCATTAATACCAACTAGATCAAAATCTGGCGGGTTACATTTATTTTTATTTTTAAATGACTGGTATCCAGTGAAAGAGGTTTTAAAAAAATTACATCAATGGAATAATGATTTTTTTCAAGCACAAGAAATTTTCCCAATGAATAAATGCTTGAACATGCCTTATTTTAATATGAACGCTACTACAGAATTTGCATATACAAATGAAAACACACCTGTAATGATTGGTACTTTTTTAGATTTAGTAAAGAAAAAAACTTTATCATTGGATCAACTAAATAAAATAAAAGTTAAGGAATACGAACCAGAAAGCGATTGGAAACAATACCCACCTTGTTGTCAAAAAATGATAAGTGAGAAATGGTCTGGTAATCACAGAAATGATTTATTGTTTAATATAGGCGTTTTAGAAATGAGGAAAGCTGATGGTAATCTTTCTAAAAAAGAAATTACTAATATTCTTCTTGAGAGAAACAAAGAAGTTTTTACAACACCATTAGATGAAAAAGAAGTAATTAATACTGTTGCAAATTCTGTAAGTAAAAAAGATTACAATTTAAGATGCAACACACCTCTATGTGATAAGGATAAATGTAAGTTTAGAAAGCTAGGTATTGGTTCACAAGTGCCAGATTTAATAGATGACTTTGAAGAAATAGAATTTATTAGAAGTACTAAATCAATAGAATACTCATTTAAATTTCAAGGAGAAAAAATTTTAATAGGACCAGAAGATATGAAAGATGAAAAATCTTTTAGAGTAAAACTATTAAGATATGGTATCTATTGGATAACCTTACCAAGGCCTCGAACTGGTCCATCACCATTTGAAATGCTTATGTCAACTATAGTAAGGCAAGCAGTAGAAAATGAAAAGATGAAATTTGAAGATACACTTGGAGAAGAGAAATATAATTTTCTTAAAAAGTTTTTTGAAAGTCATATTGAAGAGGACGACTTTGAAAAATTACAAGACAACTATGTAGTATTAGATTCAAAAACAAATGTGTGTTATTTTAAAAAAATTACTTTTGAAAAATTTTTAGGCAATGACAAAACTTTTAAAAGTGCTTCTGAGGCTATGCATTTACTAGGTTGTGAAAGAATTGATTATCATGAAGGTGTTAAAAATGTATGGTCAGTTGAAATGCCAAAGTTTGTAGACTATAAGAAAACAGAAAAAAAAGTTAGTAAGAAAACAGTATCGGAGATGGATGACGAATTCCACACAGGAAAGTTTAGAACTTAAAATACTAAAGGAGCTTTATCACAAAACAATAAAAATCTTTGGTCCACCTGGTACAGGTAAAACATATACTTTGATTGAAAAAGTTTTAAAAGGTTATTTAAGAAAGAATATAAGGCCAAACGAGATTGCATATTTATCTTTTACAAACAAAGCAGTCAATACTGCAGTGTCTAGAGCATTAGAATCTTTTCCTCAATACAACACTGATGACTTTTCTAGATTTAAAACTTTACATACTTATTGTAGGAGATATTTTCCAGAAGAAGTATTTGATCCAAAAGATTGCACGATTGATTTTGCACTACAGACTAAAGTAATTAAAAGAAGTGATAAGAGATTAGCAGATGATAATTTTATGTATAAGGATTGGTCTCTTGGTGTTTATAGTAAAGCAAGAAATTTATTAATATCTCCAGAGGAAGCATACAAACAAGAAAGTTATAAGAGAGATTCACTTACTGTATTTTTAAGAAAGATAAGCACTTATGAACATTATAAGACTGGTGGCGGAGAAAGATCGTTTATTGATTTTGATGATATGATAGAAAGAGCTATCAAAGAAGTTACATTCCCATCGTTAAAAGTTTTAATACTAGATGAAGCACAAGATTGTACTCCATTACAATGGTCAGTAATTTATAAGATGGCTCCTAAAGTAAAAAGAATTTACTTAGCAGGAGATGATGATCAGGCAATATACAAATGGAATGGTGCTGACCCAAAATATTTCACAAAATTTTTTCCTGGTCGAAAAGTAAAATTAAGAAAAACAAGAAGATTTGGAGAGGCCATACATAGCTTCTCACAAATAATTAGACGAGGTATCAATGATAGTGAGGAGAAAGAATATTTACCCGGTGGTAAAGATGGATATGTAAAAGCCTATTTATCTTTCAAAGAAATACCATTCGAAAAATTTAAAGAAGATTGGTATATCCTAGGACGTATAAATGAAACTGTTAATGAACTAAGGATGTTGGCTAAAGATGCAGGTTTATATTACAAAGATAATAAGGGAACTAAGTGTTTTGACCAAAAACAGTGGGAGTCAATTAAAGCATGGACTGCTATTACTAAAGGTAAAAAAATAGATAAGAAGGCAGCTCGTAACATGTATAAACATATAAGAGAGCTAGAAGATCCTGCTTATAGATTAGATAAATTTTGGAGGGCACAACCTGATTTTAAAGAATACAATTTTCAAGATTTAAAAGAGTGGTGTGGTCTTGCTTTAGAAGATAGTCAAAAAACTAAACCTTGGTTTTGGATATTAAGAAGAAATTTTAAACCTAGACAAGTAAGGCACTTCATAAGATTACTTAGAAGATATGGTCAAAAAGAATTAGATAAAGATCCTCTTATAACTATAGATACAATACACTCAGTTAAAGGTGGAGAAGCGAATCATGTAGTGCTGTATGGTAAAGGTAATTACCCATCAGATTATGAAAACAAAAATAAGAGTGATAAAAGTGATGAAAGAAAGGTTTGGTATACTGGTGCAACTAGAGCAAGAAAAACTTTACATTTGCTGAGATCTAGTTATAAGTTTAATTATCCTATTGGACAAGATTATTTAATTTATGTGCAGGAGAAAAATGACAAATAAAAATATGTTTGACGAAACTTTTCCAGACGGTGTTCAAGTAGGAGGCTCACATTATAAAAAATTTATTATTCAACCTTGGACATTTATAAGAAAAAATGGTCTTAATCCTTTTCAAGCAAACGTAATTAAATATGTATGCAGGTATCTATTAAAAGGTAAATCAATTGAAGACATTAAAAAAATCAAACATTACTGTGATTTAGAAATACAACACCTTACAGAAAATGATAATAAGAAAACATAAATGTTCAGAATGTAATAATGATGCAGTTATTTATGAAAACAAAATTTATTATTGTGGCTCTTGTTATGTTGACATCTTTATCAGGTTGCGCAAAAGATTTCGACCTCAATCCAGCAACAACAGTAATGAGAACTATAATAAAAATGGATAATAATTAATGATACACGGTTTTACTATATCAGATGAAATTTATAATAAATTAAATAATTCTATTAATAATAAAACTACTCCGTGGAATAAAAATTTAGCTGGAAACATAAGAGAAGAATATAGTATTTATGAAAGTAAAAATTTGATTGAAGATTTTTTACTTAACCAAATCAAGCTTAGTAAATTTACTGAAAAGTTTAATTTTAAAGTATTGAATCCATACCCACTTGATTTGAAAATTGCTTCATTATGGGTTAACTTCCAAAAAAAATATGAGTTCAATCCTATTCATGACCATGATGGTGTATTTAGTTTTATTATATTTATGAAGATACCTTTTATTATGGGGGACGAGTTAAGAAGATCTCCTGGAAAAAATGCAAAACATAATTTAGCAGGTCATTTACAGTTTTTCTTTTTAGGAGAGAATCAGCAAAGTCATATAGAAAAGATAGCTCTACCTACTGATAAAACTTGGGAGAAGAGAGGGCTGCTTTTTAGATCTCATTTAAATCATATGGTATATCCATTTTATTCTAGTGATGATTATAGAATTACTATTTCTGGTAATTTTGCTTTTGACAACTCAAATATGAAGTATCAGGAAGAGAATTTAAAATGAGTAATGGACTACAACTGACGTTAACTTTTAAAAAATCAATGTGGAATACACCGATAGAATATAAAGATTTATCTCAATATAAAGAAATAGCAATTGACTTAGAAACCAGAGATGATGGTATTAATGAAAAACTTGGAGCTGGTTGGGCTTTAGGTAAGGGAGAGATTGTAGGTTTTGCAGTAGCCGTTGAAGGTTGGAAAGGGTATTTTCCCTTTGGCCATCTTGGTGGTGGTAACATGATACCTGAACAAGTAAAAAAATATATGAAAGACATATGTGCTCTTCCATGCACTAAAATATTTCACAATGCTCAATATGATGTAGGTTGGTTAGAAGCATCTGGTATCCCGGTTCACGGACCTATTGTAGATACAATGATAGCGGCAGCATTAATAGATGAGAATAGGTTTTCATATTCTCTAAACGCTTTATCAGTCGATTACTTGAATGAAATAAAAGCAGAGACAGAACTTAGAGAAGCTGCAGCCGCTCACGGTATAGATCCTAAAGCTGAGATGTGGAAATTGCCAGCAGAACATGTTGGATACTATGCAGAACAAGATGCGGAGTTGACATTAAAACTTTGGCAAAGATTTAAACAAGAAATTGCAACACAAAGTTTAACTACTGTTTGGGAGATGGAGCAGCAACTGCTTCCGATATTAATAAAGATGCGTCAGCGAGGTGTGAGAGTACAAGTGGAAAAAGCTGAAGCATTACAAAAAGAAATGAAGAACCAAGAACAAGAACTACTAAAGGCCATAAAAAAAGAATCAGGAATAGAAGTAGACATCTGGGCATCACGCCAGATTGCCAAAGCTTTTGACAAATTGAGGCTAGACTACCCACGTACCGAAAAAACAAAAG